TACTGCCGGCAGTAAACAACGCAGCGCTGCGTATAAATATGGATATAGATCTGGATTAGAATTAACTGTAGCAGATCAAATTAAAGAATCTAATTATCCAGTTAATTATGAAACTGAAACTTTAAAATACATAGTACCCGAAAAACAATCTAAATATACTCCGGATTTTATATTCACAAAAAAGAATGGCGAATTGATGTATATCGAAACAAAAGGCCGTTGGACTAGTATCGATCGACTTAAAATGAAACATGTATTACAATCAAATCCTAATATAGATTTAAGAATTATTTTTCAGAATCCCAATCAAAAAATATCAAAAACTAGTAAAACAACATATGAATCATATGCTTTAAAGTTAGGTATAAAACATATTGCTAAGAAAAATATACCTGAATCTTGGCTATCTGAATGTTTAAAAAATGATGAAACTTTTAATGATCCTAAAAAATTCTTTGGATAAGGTTGGAATTGTGAAAAAAAAAGAATATTTTCTATATTATTAAATGATAATTAATTATTTTTATAATGATTAATGATCGTTGGACCAGTAATGGTAATGAATGTGTCTGACATATAATATTATATAATATATAATTTATTAAATATAATATTAACTTCAGTATATCAAAATACTATATATCTTTGATTCTTTCAGATTTTTTTATATTATATTAATATGAATAACCTTAGATTAATACAATTATTAGAATCTGTACTAGGAAAAGGTAAACCTACATCCGGAGGCAACATAGCATTCTTTTCTCCGTTTGCTTCACACTATAAACCAAAATTAGAAATAAGATCAGTACCAGATGCCGAAGGAAATTATACTTGGCATTGTTGGATATCTGATAAAAAAGGTAAAAGTGTATATTCATTATTTAAACAATTAAATTTACCAAAAGAGCAATTCGATCGTTTATCTAAAATTATAGAAGCAGACAAATATCGAGATTTTCAACCAGTTACACAAACACAAGAAATATTACAGTTACCCGAAGATTATAAACCACTATGGATAACAAAAAATACACCTCATTATCGGAATGCAATTTTTTATTTAAAAAAACGAGGTATAACAGTATTTGATATAATTCGTTATAGAATCGGATATTGTGAGTCTGGAGTATATTCTGGAAAAATAATTATACCTAGTTATGATTCAGACGGACAATTAAATTATTTTGTATCTAGAGCATATTATTCAAATGATAAAAATAAACATAAAAATCCAAAAGTATCAAAAGACATAATCGGATTTGAAATGATGATCAATTGGAATGAACCCATAGTATTATGCGAAGGTTCATTTGATGCCATGGCAATAAAAAGAAATGCAATTCCATTATTCGGCAAAATAATACAGCCAGCGCTACAAAAGAAAATAATCGAAGAGCGCGTAAAACACATTTACATCTGTTTAGATAATGATGCTATAAAAAATTCATTATCTATATGTGAAAAGTTTATGGCTGAAGGATTAAATGTATATCTAGTTGAATTGCAAGATAAAGACGCATCAGAATTAGGATTTGAACAAATTACAAAATTAATCGAAGAAACTGACCCAATGTCATTTGAAAAATTAATGAAACACCGAATGAATTTATTATGGAAGTAAACTACATAGATTGCGGAATTAAAAAAGCTGATAAGATATTTCATATATCTGATATACATATAAGAACATTGAAACGGCATCGAGAATATCGAGAAGTTTTTGAAAACATGTTTAATTATATTGCAACAAATAGTACTAGTAATAGTATCGCAGTTGTAACAGGAGATATTGTTCATAGCAAATTAGAAATGTCTCCGGAGTTAATCCGCATGTTAACAAATTTTTTTAATGGATTTGATATTCCTACAATTGTTATTCTAGGCAATCATGATATGAATTTAAATAATACATATCGCGAAGATGCATTATCTCCAGTACTGGACATGATAAATAATCCAAATATACATTTTATTAAACAAAATGGATTATTTGAATTTGCTGGTATAACATGGAACCATATGGCTGTCGATGTAGCTCCATCACAATATATTAAAGGAGCTGATATAATCACTGACAACGTAAAGATTGCTTTACATCATGGAGCAGTGCATACAGCAACTACTGATATTGGATATGAGATTTCTAATGAACATGTAACAACTGAATTATTTGCTGGACATGACATAACGTTATTAGGAGATATTCATAAACCAGCACAGTTCCTTAATACAGAAAAAACTATTGCTTATGCAGGGTCACTTATCCAACAAAATCATGGAGAAGCATTAGATCATGGAATTTTAGTTTGGGATGTTGAATCTCATACTGCTGAATTCGTAAAAATTGAAAATAGTTATGGATATGTTACATTCGAAGTTAGTGGAACTAAATTAATTAAACACCCATATCGAATTCCAAATAAACCTAGAGTACGAATTAAATTTGAAGATACTAGCGCAGCAGATATGAAAAAATTTATATCTACATTGCGATCTAAATATGATGTACAGGATATATCGGTACAACGTATTAGTAGTAATACAAATTCAAATTCAGATCGAGGCATAACGATTGGAAATGTAAGAGATGTTGAATATCAAAATAATCTAATTACGGATTTTGTAGAACATAATTTTCCACAAGCAACATCAGATGAGGTAGATGCTATTAGACATATTAATAGAATGATAAATTCAAAATTACCAATTCTAAATCAAGTTAGACACGTAACATGGATTCCGATATCATTTGAATTTGAAAATATGTTTTCATATGGAGGTAATAATGCAATCGATTTTACTAAAATAACCGATGTAACTGGATTATTTGCCCCGAATACATCTGGAAAATCATCCTTACTAGATGCAATAACATATACCATATTTGATAAATGTAGTAAAACGAGCAAAGCGCAAGAAGTTTTAAATAATAAATCTTCTAGTTTTAAAGCAGTGTTTAAATTTCAAGTTAACAATACTATATATACAATTGAACGAGAAGGTATATCACAAAAATCCGGCCACGTTAAAGTTAATGTAAATTTTTATTCTGATACAGAAAATTTAAATGGGGAAGAACGAAGTGATACAAATAAAAATATTCGAAACTTTTTAGGTACATATGATGATTTTATCTTAACTGCATTTTCATTACAAAATGATAGTAACAATTTTATCAACAAATCACAGCGCGAACGAAAAGATTTATTATCTCAGTTTTTAGATATAACAATTTTCGAGCAATTATATAGATTAGCATCAGAAGAAATAAAAGAAACATCTGGTAAATTAAAAGAATATAAAAAAACTGATTTTTCTGAAATAATTGTATCTGCAAATAAAATTATTGAAGATAATAAAGATTTTATAATAAAATATGAATCTGATGAAACTATACAAAATAATAAACGCAATGATTTACAAAATGAAATTGTAGAATTAATAGAATCAAAACTCCCAACAACATATTCCGGCCCTAATATTACGGATTTAACAAACGAAGAAACAAAACTTATAACTGATATCGAACAATTACAACAATTATCAGACGAAAAAGAACAATATATTGAAGATTTTATAAATCAAATTAATACAGATAAAAATAAACTAAAAACGTTTGATATTAAAGATTTAACAATTAAAAATACTAAATTAACTAATATAAAAAATAATCTAGTTGATTTAGAAACCAAGATATCTTCGGTACAAAGGACAATCAATGAAAAAGAAAAACAAATCAAACATTTGTCAGATCATGAATATAATCCAGACTGCAAATACTGTACATCTAACATATTTGTGCAAAACGCAATCAAAGCCCAGGATACGATTAATAGCGATCGAGAAATTTTAGAATCACTCAGTAGTCAAAAAGTAACGTTAAACAATGAAATAAAAAAATTACAATGTTTTGAAGATCAATTAATTGAGGCAACTAATTTAAAATCTAAAATTAATAACATTGATCTTCCTAGATTAGAACGAGATGAATTGCAATTACAAGTTATTGAAAGTGATTTACAAACAAAGGAATCTGAATTAGAAACTAATCAAGAACGGCAAGAACATTTTTTTAACAATAAAACTGCAATTGAAACTA